CCGCTTCAATGTGCATTATCTAGTGCCTTGAAAGCGGCATTTTTTTAATTCTTTTACGTTCTTACCGCACCAATAGTCAATAAGCCAGATCACTTTTCTGAACTGCTCACAGCTTTTAAATCCCGTATTCTTCTTTTGTCATCGTCTGTAAATTTTGTTTTGAGCAGGTCTTTTAAGCCGATTTCTACCAAAAAGTGTTGAAAACCCGTCCTTTATATGGTATAATTGGAATGTTATATTTCGATAACTCTCGTCGATATCTTTAGACGTTGTTTCTTTCGTGTATAAATACAATTTATAATTTCATTTGAGGAGAAGCTAAAATGGTGAACAAGAAAAACATTATTGATGCCTGGATAATGATCGAACATTTATCCGAGGGCGATATTAAAGATAATAACAAAGCTATATTCAAGTTGGAAAGCCCTAAGGAAAATGATTTTTACTCCTATATTCAGAGTAATATCACGAACAACAAAATTTGTAACGATATAAATAAACAAAATAGTGGGATAGTTCTGTATTTTGATGTGTTCGATTTCATTGAGGTTATTGCAATACTTCGTGAAAAATATAATCTTAAGCCTACTAACGAAGAATTAAATACAGGAAAGAAGTTCAGTTTCGCCCTGTACTTTGACAAAAAACTGAACTATATGCAGGATATGATGTTTTTCGCTGAAAGCGCATACATACGTTATTTTAAAAAGATCCCCAATAAAGCTGAGTTCAAAATATTTGAAGACGAACTAAAAAAAGAACTTGCTCAGCTTTTTGATGAGTCCTCAGAAGATGCAGATAAGTTCAATAAAGCATTTAACAAAGTCCTAAAGAAATTCAAAATATCAACAGATAGCTGTAGGATCCAATTCCTTAAAAATATAGAAAGTGACGCAACAAATCTTCATTCTTTTTTCATTGATGATCTTGAAAATGCTAAAGAAATATCGACCGCTAATCTTAACCTATACCTTTACGGAAACACAAAAAATCGAATAAATCTGGACAGTAATAATACTTCTCTGAATTTTGCCCCTAATGTTTTTGAGGATATACTTCAGCCTAATAATTATCCATTGGGAAGATTTCCTGGAAACACAAAATTTGCTCTTTCGCTTATGCAACAGGTTGCGGTAAATCTCTCAGCAGGATATGATGACACAACAATAAGAAGCGTGAATGGTCCTCCGGGAACAGGAAAAACCACTTTGCTGAAGGACATTTTTGCAGAACTTATTGTAAAACAGGCTTATGATATTGCCAAACTAAGAGACAGGTCGATCAAGGGAACAAAAGAGACAATATATTTTGACAACGCATCTATTGGCGTACTTCCAGAGATCATTACGGAAAATAATATTGTTGTTGCAAGCTCCAATAATGGTGCAGTGCAGAATATCGTAAATGAGCTTCCACTTACCAAGGAACAAATCAACCAAAAGTTTGTTGAAGAGCTTAAAGGTGCTGACTATTTTTGCAGTATCGCTAATTCAAAGGTATCCTCAAAATGGGAAGAAGATGAGAAGGGTAAAACGCACGAGAAAATCATAATAGAGTCAAATGATGATACAGATAAATTTTGGGGACTGTTTTCTCTTGAGGGCGGAAGATCTGCAAATATGAATCATATAACCGCCAATGTAAAATGTGTTGCAAAACATTTGAATGAAGAATATGTATCAGATAGTGATGTATATGCAGAATTCATTGAGCAGTATGAAAGGGTAAGTAATATCCGAAAAGAAACTCAGAAATTTGCAGAAAAGGTTAGTAAATATCATAAGGAACGTATTAAACTCGATCAATTAAGATCATCATACGATACCAAATTAAAAGACAAAACCGAGCAATTTAATAGTGATTTTGTAGAGGCAAATAGAGCTTTAAAGAAAATAGTTGAAGAGCGCAAGCAGGCGGAGCATCTTCTAAAGGAAAATTCAATCTATTTGGAAAAAACAAGAGAAACTAAAGCCAGCGTAAAAGAATATGTTAATATGCTGCAAAAGCAAAAGCCGGGATTATTTTCAAGCAAAAATAAAAAAAGTGAATACCAGCTTAAAATAAACGAGGCCAATGAAAGGTTTAAAAATGCTTTAGATAAAGAAATTTATTACAACAATGAAGAAGATACTCTTCAAGATCGCAAAAAGGATCTAACAGAAAAAGAAGCAAAGTATTCAGCAAAGCTAAATGCCGCACAACAAGATCTTGAAGCGTGGAAATTATCCTGCCATGAACAAATATCGCAATTAGAGCAAAGTGTTCAGCAATTCAGTTCTGTGTTAGATCACAATGATGTCATGTTGCTTGATATGGCTCAGGATTATGATAAATTGCATTTGTCAAATCCTTGGTTTAATGAATATTACAGAGAGGAACAATCAAAGCTGTTTATAAAAGCTCTTAAAGTCAGAAAACAGTTTTTATACGAAAACAGAAAAAATGTCATGGCCGCCGCTAAAATATGGGATTCTCAGAACAAGTACATCGAAAGGGAAAATATTATTGAAGCAGCATGGGGGTGGATTAACCTGACTATTCCTGTTATAAGCTCCACCTTTGCAAGCTTTTCTCGAATGTGCAAAAATCTTGGGGTCAACACCATTGGTCATCTTTTTATAGATGAAGCGGGACAGGCTGTTCCGCAAGCAAGCGTAGGAGCAATTTTCAGAAGCCATAATGTTATGGTCGTAGGAGATCCTTCTCAAATAAAGCCTGTACTCACAATGGATTCAAACATTCTGAATATGCTTAGAGAACATTTTGGAGTGACTGAAAAATATTTATCAAATTCCGCATCAACGCAGACATTGACTGACTGTGCAAGCAGATATGGATTTTACAAAGGAGAGGATAGATCTGACAGATCATGGATAGGTATACCACTATGGGTCCACAGAAGATGTTTGGATCCTATGTTTACAATTTCAAATAGAATTTCATATAACGGATTTATGGTTCAAGGTAACCCTGGAAACGGAAAAACTGGTTGGTTTGACGTAAAGGGAAAAGCAAATGACAAGTATGTGAAGGAGCAAGGGGAATTTCTTTTAAAAAAAATCAAGAAAATGATAGAAGAAAACCCTGCCATCATTGACAAAAAAGCAAAAGATATCATATACGTCATATCGCCCTTTACAAATGTTGCGTATATGCTTTCCCAAAAATTAAAGGAAATAGGCTTTACAAGGTTTGACGACCATGGAAAGCCTAAAAACGTGGGAACTATTCACACATTTCAGGGTAAAGAAGCGCCGATAGTTTTTATGGTACTTGGAGCAGATCAACAGAGTGCAGGTGCTGCAAGATGGGCTGTGAGTGAACCAAACATGATGAATGTTGCCGCTACCCGTGCAAAAAAAGAATTTTATATTGTTGGAGATAAAAAATTATATCTGAATTGCGGCGGTTATGTGATCACTGAAACCTATGAGGTCATTTCAAAATACAAAAAGCAATATCCAGAACTTACAGATGACGATGTAAATTCCGTAATGGAATATAATAATGACATTACGAGAATAGAAGGAGTCATAGCTGATGTAAAACGCGGTAAAAGAGCAAAATACGCAGAGGTTACGGGATATGATAATAAAACATATACCATTGATGAAAACATTTTTTCTCAGACCATTAATGCTGAAAACATAATAAGTAAGGGAAATCATATTTCTTTTGTTATTAAGTCTCAAGGCCCAAAGCGTACATATATAAAGGATATAATGCTTATTGCTCCATAATTTTAGAGGCATATTCACCTGTTTTTTTACTTGTATAAAATATATGCCCGTCAAACAACGCTGATACGCTGTTTGACGGGCTTTTTGCGTGGCGGAACTTCTAAATTTGGGATTATAGCATGGCGGGGGTGGGAAGTCAAAGTTATTTTTCCATTACTACTATCTTGTTTGAGATATTGCTCACAGGCTTTATCTTTTTAAGAAGCTTTGGTTTTTCATTCATATTCATTTTCTTCCTCCTGCGGTGTTATTGAGATAGTTGCGACTAACTCGTCTTTTTTTGTGATAGCACATTGAGGGGGAAATGTCAATAGAGGTGGGGCGGATAGGGGCATTGGGGCAGAAAATACCGATACAGGGGGGCTGTATCGGTGGATATATCTGAAGTTAGTTATTGTTATATCAATAATCTCCCAATATCATTAGAATGTCTTTACCGTATTTTAGGCATTTGGCATCACCAAAGCCTTTTATTGATTTTAGTTCTTCTAAAGTTTGTGGATTAGTTTTTATTATCTCTTCAAGCTGAGCATTTGATGTTTGACAAGCAAAATCAAAAAAACTGACAAGCAAAACGCAAAAAAGTGATGAAATGTTTCAACAAAACGAAACACTCATCACTTTTTTTGAATTATCGAGAATTTTTGAAACGTATTTTTTACAGCTCTAAAATGTCATTTAAATCGCATTTTAAAAATCTGCAAATCAGCTCAAGATGTGAAAATTTGAAACC